GCGGAAGATCACCCGCCTCACCAAGCAAGTCGATGCCGCCTACGAAAAGGGCGACTTCAAGACTGCCGAGAAGCTGGACGCCCAGCGGGAGCAGCTCGTTGATGATTGGGACAACAAGCTGGATGCCCTTGATGAAGGCGACGGTAACGCCGACTTTGAGCCAGAGCCATACGATGAAGACTCCGCGTGGACTGACGAGCTGGCCAACGTCTATGGCCGAGCAGCCGTAGCCCAAAGCCCCACCTACGGGATAGAGAACGACGCCGAGCTGGCCCAGGCTCTCCGCGGTGTGTTCCCAGACACCGCCAAGGCGAACGCGATCCCAGACTCCGAGATCATCCAGTACGCCAAGGATGCCTTCGACCAGCGGCAGGCCCACCTAGCCAAGGTGCGGTCGAGATCCCCCGAGGACGGCGTCCGTGCCATGCAGGCACAGATGCGCGGTGCCGGCCTCGCCCCGGCCGTGGCCGCCGGCATGCAAGGGCAGCAGTCGGAGGATCAGACGGGCGGCTACAAGTTCGACGCGATCAAGGCATTCAACGAGCTGCCTCGAGGTCGCGTTGACCTCGGGCCGCAGGGGAGCGGCACCCCAGACCGTAGCTTCGACTTCTCAATGGCTAACTCGCCAGGGGAGTGGGCGACCTACTATGACAAAGCTGCAAAGGAAGGCTACTCCCAGGAACATCTCCAGTTCCGCAAGAACGTGGCCGAGGTGATGCAGCAGCCGCTGATCCGAGTCGGCGCCGCCAATGACGGGGAGGTGCAGGGAGGAACTGGCCTGCTGGTGGACGGCGACTCGCAAGACAGGATCACGCCGGCCCAGTTCGTCAACGAGTACCTCGATGTCTTTGCCGGCCGGATGCCGCCGGAACGCCGCGCTCAAGTAGTGCAGCGGGTGCAGGCCAAGCTCGACGGCTCGACCCGCGCTCCTGACGAGCTAGCAGATCCGATCATCGGCCGGATGATGAACTCGTTGCAGGCCAGCTCACCAGGCGGGAGGCATGCCGCGGTCGATCCGATGCCGCAGGAGCAGCTTGAGCAGCTCAAGGCCCAGCACGGCGGGTGGGCAGACTCGATGCTCACACCAGGCGGCGCGGACAACTTCCAGACTCTCCGAGGCTATGAGCTGCTGCGGTCAACGATGGATGGCGAACACGCCCCGGTCTACGCCGACACGATGTCGAATGTCGTGGCTGGCGTGAAGGGCATATTCGACTCCAAGGCCCGCCAGAACTTCCGCGACTCCACGATGGAGGCCGGCCCCGAGGGGCGGTTCATCCGAGGCAACCGGGACTATGCCGCATCCGGCCCCCGCGAGGGCGAGCCTGCTGCATTCCGAAACCAAGATGGAAGTTCGCGATTCGCGAATACCACAACGTCCAACGTGCAGGGGCTGATGCGGGCCGGCAGCGATGTCTCCAACCCTGTCGGTGCGATGTCGTGGCCGCTGTATGAATCATTTTCCGAGTTCAGCCGTACTCCTGTTGGGCAGGCCGTGACGGGCGAGGGTGGCTCGGCGTTGTTCAGCGAAAGCGGCTCGGACGCCTGGAGGCACATGGCTGCGAAGCGGCAGGCCTTCGACCGCGAGCAGCCGATCCTGCCGGCCGGGATGTCCCGTGAGGAATTCGACCGGCAGCAAGCAGCTCACCAGCAGGATCGCGCCGAGGGGCAGGCCTGGGCGGCAACGACTTGGCCCAACGTCCAGAATGCCTTCGAGCAGTCCGGTCTGATGTTCTCGCCCCAGGCGTGGGGTGGCGGTGATGCGCCAGCTCCCGAGCCGATACAGAAGACATGGGGGCCGCCTCTCTACAACGACTACGGCCCGAACTTCCTACAGAACACGGTCGGCAACATCCCGTCTGCCGCCATTATGGCTGGTGCGGCAGCGACCGGCGGGATTGGTGGGCTGGCGTCCGGAGCATTCAAGCCGTCAGGTAGCACCGTCCGGACTCTCATCAACTCTGGCATGGGCCTCGGCAAGGGTGCGGTGCGAGGAGCTGGAGCTGCTGTGACGAGCCAAGCCAAGGATGTGCCGGCTGACTTCGGCACAGACATGGGCATCGGTGGTGGCATCGCCGGCTGGAAGAACTACCGCGATTACCTCCTGACACCGCAGGAAGATAACGCCCTGCTCCCCGATGTGGATCCGAATGAGATGTCGATCGATGAGCTGAACCGAGCCAGATCCGATGCGATGAACGAGAGAGAGAAGAGGTTCCGATCGAATCAGTGGCAATGGGGTAGGCAATAAAAACTGCTGACATCGCGTGCATAGCTGCCCCCAGAATCGGCAGCACCTCAAGGAGGGCATGCACATGTCGGAAGAAGAAGTAGCAGACGTTGGCTCTACGGAAGCATTCTCTGACTCCTCGGCCGCGCCCGAGATTGATTCGTCGCCGGCCCAGGCAGAAGGATCGGAGGCCTCCGCAGGAAGCGGAGAAGTCTGGGGTGCATTCCGCCAGCTCCCGCAATTCCAAGGCTCCGATGACCGAGCCATCGCCTCCCGGCTCTACGAAGCCCTCCAGCGAGAGCAGTCTGCTACGCATGCTCTCCAGCAGTATCAGTCGCTGATTCCCGTCACTTCCGAGTATCTCTCGAAGAAAGAGATGTTCGAGCAGTGGGTGGCATCGCAGCAGCAGGCCCAGCAGCGCCAGCCGCAGATGATGCCGCAGCAGGCACAGCCCGAAGAATCCCCCTGGTGGAACCCGCCGAAGCTGCGAGATGCCTACCGGCAGTACCTCGTGCGCGACGAGAGCGGCCGGGAGATGATCTCACCGGAAGCTCCGCTCGACGCCCGCCATGCTCTCTCCGAGTACCAGGCGTACAAAGCCAACTTCGCACAGAAGTTCCTCGAGGATCCGCAGGCCACTCTTGGCCCGATGGTCGAGAAGGTGGCCGTCGAGCGGGCCGAAAGCATCGTCCAGGAGCGATTGGGACGCATGCAGGAGGAACAGTTTGTCACTTCTCTGGAGCAGCAGAACTCAGATTGGCTTTATGACCAAAATGGTAATGCATCCCCGGAAGGACTTCTTGCCCAGAAGTATATACAGGACGCACGGTCACTGGGCATCCAAGGGGCGAAAGCCCGTTGGGAGTATGCGACTCGAATGGTTGAGAGAGATTTACTTCTCTCAAACATGCAGAGATCACAACAGGCCCAGCAGTATGCGGCACAGGCTCCACGGCCTGCACCGCAGCCGCCCGTGAATCCTGCCAACACTGCTGCTCAAAGAAACATGGAGTACTTGCGTACACAAGCCATGCGAACTGCGAGCCAGCGGCCGGCGGCGACAACCGATGCAAGAGTTCCAACCAAACCAATGACCTTTGCCGAAAAACTTGCGGCGCAGCTGCAAGAACAAGGCATGGCCTGACACTCCTAAAGAGGACACAGAGACATGGCGTCACCCACCGATTGGGCGAGAGTTATTGGGACTACAATTGTACAGCATACGCGCGAAGAAGAGCTGGCGACGTTTCGCAAGTTCAAGATCTTCGCGATGCTGGAGTCCTCCGGCAATGTCGTCATGAATCAATCGGGGCGCGGCTTCGATTGGAACGTCCGGTACAGAAATGCGCCCGTTTCGGGGAATACAGGCGATACGCCGAGGACGTTCAGTCGCATCAACATGTGGAAGCGGGCCGAGCTTCCGTGGAGGGGATTCACCAGTACTGATGCCGTGTATCGACGGGAGCTACTCGAGAACCGCGGCCAGCAGGCACTCGTTGACGTTGCCGGCAAGATGGCCAGCCGTCTCCAGGAATCGCTCGAGATGCATCTCTCGTATCAGCCGTACAAGGACGGCAATGCGGCGAATGCGGAGAACGACTTCCACGGCATGGACTCGTTCCTCAACTACAGCGGCACGGTCGATGAGTCGAATGCCAAGGTCGCTGAAGCTCGCTCTTCGAGCAACACGGCCGATCGCTACGGTTTCCCCGATGACAACTACGCCGGCCTCTCCACGAAGCTCGGCTACTACGGTGGCGGTCGCATCAACGCGACCACTGGAACGTGGCCCAACGTGCCGGTGGACAGCGAACTCGACTTCTACTCCCCGGTCGTGATCAACTACAACGCCAGCTCGTTCAACTCCGCTGGCAACCGCAACTGGAAGTCGAACTGCATCTTCTCGATCCGCGAAGGCATTCACCAGTGCAAGCGGAACGACACGAAGGAATCGCAGATCGACATGGTCGTTCTCGATCGCCAGCTCTACATCCAGTTCCTCAATCAGTACGCTGACAAGGAACGGATTCAGATCACCAAGGAAGGTGGCCTGAAGGCGATGGGCTTCTCCGATGTCACGACCCTCGACGGCGTCGAGGTCTGCTCAGAGTACGCTTGTCCAGCCGGCCGAGGCTACGGCCTGTCGATCGGCAACATGGAGTTGCGATGCCTGGAAAACCAGCTTTTCGTCGCGGAAGGCCCATTTTTCGACGAGGAAACCCAGGCATATAGGTACGCCTGTTCATCTCTCGGCAACCTCCGTTTCCGTTCGCCTCGCAACTTCTTTCTGCTCGCCCCCGTCACCGCGGCTGCTTGATCCCCACAAGGAGAACCCAGAGTCATGTCGAGCTTATTCTCTGATCCCCCGTTCCGCCGTGGCACGACGCTGCTCCAAGGCGAGGCGATTGAAACCGACGCCAGCACCGGCAACCCGGTGGCCGGCGGCGAGATCGTTGGTCAGGTCAAGGTCTTCCAGGACGTTAACCCCTCGACCGGCGCTCGCTACAGCAATCGGCTGGTTTACTGCGTGGCCGCCCGCTACAAGGGAACCACCGTCAGTGACGCCACGACGGTAGCTGGCGAAGTCTATCTCTGCGACTTCAGCAACCCGATGGCGGCGTTCACCACGAAGGGTACGGCCAGCAACGTCCTAGTGGGCCTTGCCTACGGTGTGCTGGACGAGTACCTGACCGGCGAGTTGCGCCAGAACGACATCGTCTGGCTGGTGGTCAAGGGGCCGGCCGATGTCAAGCAGACGGCTGCTGCCATCAACGCCGGCGCTCAGGTGCAAGTCTCCGCGACGGCTGGCTCGATTGCCACGTTTACATCGGGCCTCTGCATCGGCCAGCAGATCAAAGGTTCCAACACCACCGCGGCTGCGCAGCTCACGCGAGTCAACCTCATCGGCTACGAAATCGGCTGATGCAGAGCTGACATCATCTACGCCTCTAACAGCTCGCGGCTCAACACCGCGGGCTGTTATGCTTTACAGACATGGAAGAGCGAACGTGTAACGTCTGTGGCGGCACCTATCCTCTCGATAGGCAGCACTTCCGGTGGCGTAAGGACTTGGAAATCTTCACGGCTGAATGTCTCTCCTGCCGCGCCAAGCAGCGGCGTGAGAGCAAGGAGCGGGCGGCCTTCAAGCGGGCCGAGGCTCTCGCCACGATTGAGTCGGCCGGCGTAGACATCTTCCTCCGCTCGGCCCAGAAGGGCGGCTCCAACATCCCGCACACCGCGGAGGTGATTGAGAAGATCTTCCAGTACTTCGGTGGCAGCGGTGGCATGGCCGCGGTGATGGTCAAGCAGTACTGGGACGCCGCACCAGGCAGCTCGGCCCGCAACCGCCTGCTCGAGACGATCTGCCGCATGGTCACGAAAAACGTGGACTCTGGCGGCGCGAAGAAACCCCTGTCCCTGTGGACAGAGGATGAGCTGGAGAACGAGCTGAACCAGCGATTCGAGCAGGCTCTGTCTGCCTTCCAGGGGAGAACCATCAATGTCAGACCCGCAGAAGCCCTCCCGGCCCCGAAAGAAGCGGCACCCGAAAGTGAAGCCGCCGCAGATCCCGAACATACCGACGATATCCGAGTACCAAAAAGAAAGCCTCAAAGAACTTCAAAGCGAGCTGCGAGAGCGGAGGACAGAAGCTCTACGCCTCTACAAGGCGAATCCGCAGCAGGAGGAGATCCACAAGTGCCGAGCGAGTGAGATCTTGGTCATCGGTGGCAATCGATCGGGCAAGTCACTCTGCACATTCGTGGAGGACGCCCGAGCCTGCACCGGCCAGGATCCCTATGACAAGTATCCAAAAAAGGATGGGATCCTCGTCATTATCGGGCGCGACTGGAAACACATCGGATTGGTAGTAGTGCCTTACTTGTTCGGTGTCGGGGCATTCAAGATCATCAAGGATGAGAAGACGGGCGAGTGGCGGGCATACGATCCCGTAGCTGACGTTCACCGGAAGGGCGAGGCGAAGCCAGCTCCACCGCTAATCCCGCCGCGGCTGATCAAGGCCTCGAGCTGGGTGCTGAAGAGCGCCAACTACATGCAGCAATGCACCCTTGTTAATGGCTGGGTAATACACTTCTTCAGTAGTGAAGGCGAGCCGGCGCAAGGATATTCCGCAAATCGTATCCACTGTGACGAGGACTTAAACGACGAGCGTCACATCCCCGAGGCCCAGGCGAGGCTGGCGGATCGTAAGGGTGTCTTTTGCTGGAGTGCCATGCCGCACTCCACGAATAACGCTCTCTTGAATCTCAAGGAGCGGGCAGACTCCAGCGAGCAAGCCCTCGGTGACAAGTCTCCGATCCGGCAGTTCAAGCTGCGCTTTTTAGACAACCCATATATCGATGATGAAGAAAAGAAGAAGAGCATCGAACGGTGGGCCGCATCGGGCGAAGACGTTCTCCGCATGCGAGCCGAGGGTGATTTCATCACGGACTCCGTGTTGGTCTACCCCACGTTCGATATGCGTATTCACGGGATGAAGCGGTCGGAGCTGAAGGACGGGCAGATTCCCTACGATTGGTGCCGGTATGCGGTGATTGACCCTGGTCACGCTGTGACGGCCATCCTGTTCGCAGCCGTCCCGCCCACCGAGGATTACTGGCTGATTTATGACCAGCTCTACCTACGCCAGTGCAACGCCCAGATCTTCGGTGAGAACTTTGAGCGGAAGGTCATGGGCTGGCACTTCCATGCCTTTGTGATCGATGCCCACGGCGGCCGGCTCCGCGACATCGGCTCAGGCCGGCTCCCGGTGGAGCAGTACACCGAGCAGCTCGTCAAACGCAATATCCGAAGCCAGATCACCGGCGCGTCATTCCTGGCTGGCTGCGATGACATCATCGCCCGCTGCGAGTCCACCCGAAACGCCCTCCACATCCGGCCCGCCGGGACGCCGCTGCTTCGTGTCCTAGAGGGTGCCGTCCCAGACCTCGAGCGTGAAATCAAGCGGTATAGGAAACAGGTGAATCACGTTGCCGGCACGGCGATCGTCACCGACAAGCCCAACACGAAGGGCGAAGTCCATCTCTGCCAGTGTCTCGAATACCTCTGCGCATACCGCCCGCGTTACCACCGGCCGCCAGCTCGCTCAAACGAACCCGAACCCTGGTGGGTGAAATGGCTGGCCGGCCGGAAAAAACGGCTGACAGAAGACGGCGGTTCGTATGTCTACTTGGGGCCACAAGGAGGACAGAATCCATGAGCGAGCGGTGGACAATGCCGATCCCGAGCATCGGGGATGTGGTGCTTTTCAGCACCGACTACCGGGGGTTTTCTGACCCCATTGCTGGATGGGTCGCCTCAGAACCGGGTGATTCGACCATAAGCATCGTGACGTTCACGCCAACCGGCTACGCCCTGGTACGGAACAGCGTCCATCACAAGGACGATCCGGCCCTCCAAGGTGATCACGGCTGGCAGGATCTCGGTGCTTGGGACTTCGCTCCAGGCACGAAGGCGATTCGTGAGCTGATGGCACCACCGGAAAAGAGCGAGAAGCAACGTGGCCGAGAAGCTGCCGGCAAGTAATCCCCTGCGACAAGTGGTCAACACTTGGACAAAAAAGCTCAAGGCTGCGCAGGAGTATAA